CTTCATTTGCACCCCAGCCGATGCCCCCAGGAGTATTACATCTGTATCCATCGAAATGTATAGAGTCAACTACGTTCCCGGAATAGGTAATTGACCTGCCGTTAATGGAACACCCACCACCAGTAACGCTTGATATCACAGTGTCGGTAAATCTTACATTTCTTGTCGTGGAGGCACTACCGCCGCCTGTAGAATATCCTGATATTGAAATTGCCATCGCGGAACAGGCGGTATCAATCCGAGTTCCGTTTGCAAATACATCTGTGATTGTTTCAGCACTCCCGGCTAAAATACTTATCGCATACACATCCCCATCGTGTACGGTGAGGTAGTTTAGGTGGATATTGCTTGTGGTAGCTGAAGTCGTTCCACCAATTCTTACAGGCACACTATTTGCTCTTGCTGCACTTTGCCCGTCAAACTTAATACTTTCAAGGATGAAATTACTTACATTTGAGATGGTTATTGCATTTCCATCTGCACCCTGGGTGATTGTGGTCTGGTCCTCAACACCCCTGAGCATTCCATCGGAAACAGCCGTGATTGCCGCAGCAGCCGCATAATCATATTCAAGTAATTGTACCCTTCGGCAAGCTGTAAGTGCTTGGTTAATCTGAACTTCATCCGCCGTGCCGTCTATACCCCACCACTCTCCATAACCATGTTTAATCTGTGCAGAGGTCATTATAACATCACCAGAGCCAGTCCAGATGAAGACTTGTCTAGGTTTAGCTATAAATGCCCCATTTATAGTGAGGTCTATCGCCCCACCGTTGTCGGAGAAGATGCCAGACTCAGAGTCCATGTCAAGGATGATGTTGGCATCTACGGTTTCGGTGAGGTCTACTATGTTCGTGCCGGAGACTACAAGAGTTACTTCTTCAGATTCAACGTAAGTGGTTACTGAACGAAGACGTTGGAACCAACAGAGTTTAAGTCGAGTACCGTCGAGGAAGTCGAAGTCCCCGGCACCAGTGAAGAGTTGATAGTTACCAGCTTCGATGAGTTTTAAGTTGCCACAGACAACTGCGGCGTTGATTGTGAGGATGTTACCTGGAGATTCCCATTTGAGAACTACATTGTCACCAGGAGAATAACTTGCAGTGATTGTTGCAGGTTGGGAAATTATGAGGGTTATAGTGTCATTTGTAGTTAAGGCAAAGGCTGTTTCAATGTTAGAGAACCAACCACTGTTAAGGATAGAGCCAGTGGCAAAGTCTATGTTTCCAGTACCTGTGAAGATCTGACGATTTGGTGGGGCTCTTATACTTGTTGTTTCTATGGTTAATTGACCAGAGTTTGCTATAGAGCCAGTGTTGAAGAAACTTAGATTTGCATTGTTAGGGATTGTTAGGGTAGTAGTTGCCTCCTGTCGAACAACGTAGATGTCTCTAACATTAGCGCCGACTGCAGTTATAGCAGCGTCTATAGTTGCGTAAGCACGAGTGTCAGTCCAGATGCCATCTGGTGAGGTTACTATGACATCTGGGAAGTATTCAGAGAGTGCTACGCCGGCGATTACTAGGACTGAAAATAGTGCTGCAAAGATTATTCTTTTCACAGTAGCTCCATAGATTGTTTTATTATTAAATGATCTGGTTTTGATATATTCTTGAACGCCAATCACTTTTGTTAGTTATTAGTGGAGAAGGTGACTTTATTGGTTCTATGTGTTCAGTCTCAGGCCCACCCAAGAATTTATCTTGTGGATAGATTCTGTTACTTCTATTTTCTCCATGGATTACCATGAAGGCGTATGAAGGTGGAATGGTGTAGACTGAGGAGAATAAGCTGCCCATTTTTAGATGGGTGTCCCTGTATGGACTTATTTGTGGTTCTGACTTTTGTACCAGGGATATGAATGGACTTGTACGACCATGGGTGTGGGGTGCGTGGAAGTTGTATAGTCGTCCATCAGAAGATTGAGAGATTACTTGATAATTGATTAGGAAGTGGGACTTTGGAATAGTTACTGCCATATGTCTCATGTGGGCTATCCAACCAGGTACTATCCAATCATCAGTGTCAAGACGTGCCATGATAGGGGCAGTTGGATGATTAGATTTGCGGACTATGTCTTCTGGACAGCCAGGGTCTTTTTCCTGACCGTAGTTTTTGGATGAAGATTTCCAGGTAGATAGATCACTATTTGTGTAGATGAATTTAACGTTAAGATTACCCCAGTCCAAAGACTCTATTTTCATGGTAGTTCTGTTGTCTTCTGCACCAACAATGAGATAGATGGTAAAGTCTGGATCAGTTTGGTTTTTCAGGCTGTTGATGAAATACCTTTGCATTAATTCTAAACGATGTTCGCTAAGGATGCCTATACCTCGGCCACAGCCAAGAGTATCGTAGATTGCTCTGGAAATGACAAAGACTTTATAAGATTTATTAGACCATTTTTTGTCAAGGTATGCTTTATTCTTTTTTAAGAGTCTATTTACATTAAAATTTTCTTTTAATTGGATTAAGTTAAAGGTAGATCTTCCAAAGTGTTGTATGCAAGTGTCAAGAGCTAACTCGGTTTTATATCCGGCTTTGTGAGTCCCTTTATTATAATCAAGATCATCCCACATACCCATTGCATAGTTTNGATCAAGATGACCTACAATGTTGATTACTTCTCTTTTAATAACTGCACAGAGAAAAGCTACAAATACCACAGNCTCAGTTCTGCCAGAGTATCTTTTTTCAAGTCCAANGTTAATTTTAGATAAATCCCACTTTGTAGCTTCANGAGGTAAAAGGGTTTTGTGAAGAGTTAGACTGTGGTGGGAATCAACAGCAGAGCCTTCTCCATAGTTAGTNAANGCACCTACTATTCCCATGTCTTCAGTTTTATGAAGAGAATAAATTAATTTTCCTAGCCAATTTTTAGATACTACTGTATCATTATTTAATAGGCATACATTAGGAGCATCTGAAGATTCAAGGCCTTTGTTTATGGCGCCAACGAAGCCTTCATTTGTAGGGAGTTTTATAGATAAATGATCCATCTGATTTATTATTTTATCAACTTTAGATGAACTCTTAGANCCATTATCTACCCAAATTACTCTATAAGTCCCAGGTTTCGTATGTTCTTTTATACTATTTAAACAGTCTATTGTAAAGTGNTCATTTTTGTAAGAAGGAATTATTATATCACAGAATTCAGGATAAGTTTCTTCACGTAGGCCTTGACGTACTTTTGTGATNTAGTCGTAGTCTACGTGTTTGACTTTCTTACCTGAAGGGCAACGGTTGTAGGATTCTTTGTCAAGTAAGGACCAGCCCTTATTGATACATTCCTCTCCGAGCTCACAACCTGGGTAAGGAGTAAAGTAGGCCCAGGAAGGCATTTCAGCTGAGATAGTGTCGGCCATCTTGGCTGTAGCTTGGATGTCATGTTTAGTTTCCCAGGGAATAGCTGTGATATAGTTGGCATAGATTTTAGCTCCTGTGGATTTGATTATCTTGGCTGATTCTAGATTTTGCTGTACCGTGGTTTCCTTTTTTAACTTGTTAAGAATTCTTTGGCTTCCAGACTCAAAGCCAACAGAAATTAGTTCCCAACCTACTTTGACAAGACGTTGGACTAGGTTAGGATGTTTACAGATTCCATCTGCTCGTGCGGAGGCCCAGAAGGGTAGATTGATTTCTGGATAACGATCAATGAATTCTTCTAACCAAGCAGGCTGGAGAAGAAAGGTGTCGTCATGGATCATTAGACAGTCAGGGTTGTAGGCTGATTTTAGGTATTTAAGTTCTTCTATCACATTGGAGACAGAGCGTCTACGAAGGGCTTTACCGAAGTGGTTGTTTTCCAAAGGTTGACAGAAAGCACATTTGTATGGGCAGCCACGGGCAGCTATTATAGTGGTCATTCTATGATGATTTCCGCCGTACCACCAGTTAGTGCAGTTTTCTAATGGAGTTCGATAAATACTACGGTCAATGAAAGGTAGGGAGTCGAGATTGGAAGGCCTTTCGCCGATAATAGTCCGTTCAAATTTTGAATGGTCTTTTAGAAATTTAGGGAAAGTAAGTTCACTTTCACCTTGAAAGATGTAGTCTATGTCAGGATTTTCGAGGAGTTCATTAGGTGCTGCTGTGGCGTGGTAGCCGCCGACTATAACTTTGGAACCATGGAGTTTGGCAAACTTAACCACTTTCATTCCGATAGAGTAGTAGGAACTTTTTAGACTAATTGCGACCAGATCGTAGCCTTTAAGGCGTTGTTGAAGTTCTGTGTCATTAGAGAGGGATTTAAGGTCTAGGAAATCTATGTCACAACCTGCAAGTTTGGCAGAGGTGTAGGTCATTCCTGCTCCGTGATCAATCCAGGAGTCAAGACCTTGTCCGTTGTAAGGGTAGAGAGATGCGAGGATAGTTTTCATTGTGTCTGGTTCCAGTTGAAGTTTTCTCTATTATTAATGAATAGAGGGTGTTTTTCTAGGTCATGGTAGTTTATTTCTCGTGCAGAGTTGCCAAGGATTGACTTTTGCACATTGTCCCAGAATTCATATTTGATACGAGAAATTATTCCATTGGTATAGCCGTATTTTAGTAGTTCGTGTTTTTCTGCTTCGAGGTTCCAACAACGGATTTCTGAATTTATAATTTCTTCAATTGGTCTACGAACTATGATTGTTAAAGTAGATTCATGTTCTATGTGGTGAATTAGATGACAAAGTCCAGGGCATTGAATGACTATGTTATTTTGATTTAGATACCATTTGAGGAGTCTGTAGTCATGGAAGTTTATATCTTTCTCGTCAATGTAGGTTTTTTCAGTGTCATTAGAGATGATCTTGGCCGTTATACGAGTACCAGACCGTTGTGGACCTGTGATTATTATGTTAGAGAATTCTGATAGGGTTTTAAACATTATGAATTCCAAGGTTTGGAGATTAGTAGTTCTTCAAAGGTCATGACTTTATATTTGTCAAGCCAGGATTTTTCATCTTTACCATAAGATATAGCTTGTTCCCAGGAGTCTTTGATGTTTATGAACTTGCCAAATTTTTCTGATATAGTTTGTTTATTGCGATGCATCATAGATTCACCGCCGAGAACGTAGCAAGAGACAAGAAAGCCTATTGCATGAGGGCCGTTGCCGGAGGTGGACCATAGACGATAACGATCACGGGTAGGAGTTGCAAGTTTTACTGTGTTAGGTTTAGTTTGATCTATTTTTGGAAATGGGCCTATATGAATGCCGGGAGAGGTAGGGACTGCCCAGTTTTTATATCCTAAAAGCCAAGGTTTAATTCCAATGTGCATGTCTCCTCCACCCCAGGAAAGGTGATGTTGAGAGAGTGCTCCGTAGGCATTGAGGTCGTTGAGGAACCAATCACGTCGGCAGATCCATGGCATGCCTTTCCAGGTTATAGTTTTTTCAGTATTATAAGCTGCTCCCCAGTCGCCTAGTTCAGTCTTTGACATATCTCGATCGTGTTTAGAGAACTTTTCATGTTGGTGTGCCCAGTTGATAGGTGCATGGGCAAATCCGATTGTTTCATCCTCTTCTTTCCTTTCCATAAAGTTTACTAAATCCAAGATCATGTCTCTACCTATTATCATGTGAGAATCGACGCAGATAATGTATTTACCTTTTGCATGAGAAATTGCAGTCTCACGTGCAGTGAATAGACATGGAAAGTGTTGACGGACAACTTTGACAACTCCATTTTTGATATATCCAGAAGGAATTATGCTAGAAAGATGTTCATAGATATTCAAGTTAGAGTTGTCGCAGATGACTATTTCACCTGTGCCAGGGCCGAGAGGTTTTAGTTCCTCAATGCAAGAACGAACTGTCACGGCAAGCATTGAAGTATCGTTGCGATTGGAGATGACTATAGAGACTTTTGGATTCATATAGCTTTCCCAGTTTGTTTAATTTTCAAACGATCTTTTTTAACTAAGTTTTGAATATAAGCACCTGAAACACTGAATCTTTCTGCTAAGGTCAGATTGGTAAGGCCTTCTTCTTTTTTTATCCTAAGTATTTTCTTGTCTATGGCTTCTTTATCTGACTTGAGAATTCTACGTCCTTGCATACCTGGCATTACTTTGCCTCACCCCATGAGTAGTGATTACCATCTTTCCAACGCCCTCCCCATGTACCACCGAGAGATTCCCAAAAGACACCTAATGGTTCGTGAGCAGAAGTTGAAGTAAGATAGATTCCATCTCTGAAAAGATTAAGATCAATTGCTAGACGTTTGTAGTGAAAACTACCTCTTTTATGTCGTGCGTCAGAGGGAAAGGACTGTACGTCGCCGATGGTTAGTTCATATCCAAGAGCATAGGCATAAAGAAGGAGTAGTGGTAACTTACATGCAAACTCACTCTGGCGCTTTCTTAAGCTCATCTTCTTCCTTATCATCATTGAGATTGACATTAGTATCAACATCAACATCAACATCGACGTTAGAGATTCGCCTGCCATGCAAAGCCTGGCCTGATCCAGAAGATTTCTCGGACAACAGAGATTCGTCTGTCAAGCTTGCTTGACTTGACTTGTCCGAACTTTCTTCCGGCAAATCTACCACCATTCCAGATTCTCGTGCCGCCGCAACTCCACGACGTTTGAATTCTTCTATCTCTTCCATCGTAGCAGTCATGTGAATAGAGCGTGTGTCAATCTTGGTCGGCGCACGATGGCCCCCAAGTTCCATTAGCACAGTGTCAGATGTAGACTTTTTCAAACTATATGGAACAGTTTNGTTATCAAAGATTTCTTCATAAACTTCTAGGGCCTTCTTAGAAAGTCTAGCAACTTCCTCAGTGACTTTGACAAATCCTTGATCTCGATCTTCTCGTAATTTAGATAATTTCTCACGTCCGAGCTCAGAGTTTAATGTAGTACTAACCGTGACAGGAGAGATGTTTAAGATCTTAGCAATCTCAGTTTGTTTCATACCTTGAAGTGCTAAACCTATTATCTCATGCGAGCGCTGCCAAAGCCTCTTGATATCATAAGCAGGGGATGACCTTCGCTTGTCAGGCTCTCTAGTCTCAAATCCGTATAGTGTGAGTTGTTCATTTTCCATAATTTTATTATCCCATACTTTTCCTCCATTGTCAATGATTTTTTTAGAGAATTTTTCATAAGTTATAATCACAATAGTTTGTTAAATTATTAAACGAACTTTTGCTCACCACAACCTAATATCTTCTCTCGCCATGCAATATAGTACTACACATAGTGAGTGGTGCGTAGTGCGCATTACACAATGATGTACATTTACAAATACTTTATATAAAATGTGAGGGAGGTAACCGGGGGGAAGATGGACTAAAATACCCCCTTCGACGTCCAAAGGTTAATAATTTGACACCCTGGTATGTCAACGTGGGCGTACGTTTGCGGAAGGTGAAAATAATTGTTGACATTGAACGTGATTGTGATATGATTGGGGTAATTGAATATTGTTTGTTTGTTCTTTGATAATTGAATATGGAGGTTCGAGGTCGTGTCATTAGCGCACGTACATATGTGTACGTGTATGACATGGAGGTGTATGACATGAGTGACACGACATTAGGGCAACAGGTTGGTGTTGTTGAACATAATTTTAGTGTTAAGAACACAGCTGGTGTGGTTGTGCAGCTAAGGGTCAAATTTGATTACTCCACAATGAGTGATCAAGGTGTCATTGCCCTGATGCTTAGGAGCACCACGATTGATTTTCAGCGACCGACCAGAGCATTAAGCGCTGAGGAAATTCAGGAGCTGAATGGCTCAACTGTGATAGCCCAAAATGCCGGACATAAGCAAAAATCCAGGTCCGAGCAAATCCAAGGGTTCATGGCAGCTTTTGTGGCTGCAGGCATCGACAATGACACGGCGTTGGAGTTGGCTACTGCAGCCGTGGATAATCCACAGCTACTGACAACAACCAAAGAAGAAAATAACGAATAANAACTA